AGCTCCCGTCTCTTGTTGAGACAAAAAAGCTGCGAAAACACACGAATTGACCGACTTTGATAATACCAGTCCGCCAATCCCGTGCATAGTGTCGTTGGTACAACACTTCAATACATTATGCAAAGGTCTCGCTGCCGTTCCTTTAAAGGCAGCCTCTGTTAGACCTAAGGACCGAGAGAAGGTTATCTCTGATCTGTACAAGGAGCTCCACAACGTGGTAATGAGAACGGACGGTATAAACCGGATCGTTAACTCTCTCCTAGTACACAATGATGATTTTTTTTCGGACACTTCAGGTCCTAACGCGCGAGGATCCTTCATTCATAGGATCTTTTGGTTCCGCACCCTCACCGAGCTAATTTACAATTTTTGCTCAGGCAAGGACCCAGTTCCTTCCTTCGAAGCAGACTTACATCAATCCATGTGTAAGTCTCGTAACTGGAATAATACTTTGATTGTTGCTTACATCAAATACTATTCCGTCGCTCCGCACGCGCGCTTTTTATCAAACCCCTTACCCGAACAACCGATTGGTCTCGTGGGCTCAAAGTTTAATATTTTTTGTGGCGCACTTGGGCGCTGGTTCTCACATGGTATCATTCGTACACGTTCCTACAGATGGCAGTGCTTCTTCTACTCTTGGTTGCAAACCAAGAGAGGATGCGCTCCTATGACAGAAGACGACGTTATGAAGACGTACCAGAAACATCGTAAGGCTCTTACCAAAGAGCCCGGCATATTGTTTGCCAGCGATGGAGGTTCAGTGCATAAAGTGCACATGGAGAACTTGGTTGAGCGGCTGTTAGCCGGCTTTTCTTTGGAAGTTCCTAAGCAGGTAACATGGGAGGCATCGCACAATGCATGCCACCCTTACCCTAGGAATCAAGGAGGACAGTTGCAGGCCGTAACACTAGCTCTCGAGAATATTAAACCCCACTGGAGGCAAATCCCTTCAAGTAAGTCTCAATACATCCGCAAGATGTGCTACCCAGGTAGTGTTTTGTTTTCTTCACTCTTCCCGTTTCAGAGTGGTGGTTATGGTCGTCAGCATGGGCCTTGGGTTAACAAACCCAACGAGCTCGCGATGATTATGGTTACCTTTCTTGACGATAGGAGTGAAAGTGACAATATTAATAATGTTCAACCTGTGACAGGGGAAGAAGATGGATCCATGTTGGAGATCGAAAAAATGATTTTCGCATGTGATCGGGTCGGTAAACCCCTGTTTGGAAGGTGGAGCGCTGAGCAGTTTCAGGAAAAAGAGGATAAAGACATCCCGAGAGTAGATATTCTCTATCAGAGAAAAAAGACTCTTGAGACCAAGTCTGTCCCCTTTAAACCTAATATTGATTACGCATCACTTTCCGTTGCCGCGATGGTTTGTCATAACGACGCAGTCGTTGTGGCCCCAATTCTCGAACCGCTTAAGGTAAGGCTAGTAAGCAAAGGGGACCCCCTTACTTACGCAGCCTGTATGCCTATGCAGAAAGCTCTGCATTCCTATCTTAGGAAAAAGCCGCAGTTCGCACTTATTGGAGAACCGTTGACGGTTGAACATTTTAAATATTTGACAGAACACGATATGACACAGTATATCGCAAATGACCAGAAGAACCCAGACTGGTTCTTTAACAGCGGAGACTATTCTGCTGCTACTGACAATTTGAATATTAATGCCACAAAGGCAATATTCGAGACAGCGTTACAGCGCATTAACGGTGAGGACCATACTCAAAACATTGATATGGCTAACCTCCTGAGACATGTACTGTATGAACAAGTCCTCGAATATCCTGTCTCACAAAGAGATATGGATAAGTTCGGATTGAATCCAGTAAGACAGACAAATGGTCAACTTATGGGCTCCCCCTTAAGTTTTCCCGTATTATGTATTGCCAACCTATTAACATATTGGATGGCACTCGAAACATACTGCGAAGGAAGAGACAAAGACGAAGGAGTAAAATACAAGAAAGGTAAGAAGAGGAGGATTAAGATTAAGGACTTAGCTGTTTTGGTTAACGGTGACGACATTTTGTTTGTGTCCAACCGTGCTCTCCAGACTCTCTGGGAAGCTAAAGCAGCTGATTTCGGATTCGAACTTAGTCCAGGAAAAAGCCTCGTCCATCCCTATCTGGCAACTGTCAACAGCCAACAATGGCGGTTCAGTTGTTTAGATCGTTCCACACCGCGACATGGAACTTGGAAATATACACCCTACTTCATGACGGGCCTCATATGTGAGGGCTCGGCTGCAAAGGTCAAAAGTGACAGTCCTGTCCACGACCTTGCAGCTGCTTGGAATAAAGCGAAAACTACCGCTTTTTCTGAGGCTCATGCTTTAGTAAGATATCTTTCAATACATAGGGATGAAATCCGCCAACAAACCCAAAATGGCCTTCTTAATCTCTTTGCCAGTCCACAAAATGGTGGGCTTGGGTTCGAATTACCCGTTTGTGATGATGCCTGGGATTGCAAGTTCACACGTGTTCAACGTGCGATCGCATACTCCCGGAACGTCCGTCACCTAGGCAAGGTGGTTGAGAGGAAGCCAGATTTGGCAAAAATTGAAATGAAGTTCAAGGATCAAATGGGTAACAAACTCGACTATGAATATCCTAACTGTAATGGCAACAACAAATCTTGCCTTTATTTTGTTACGACAGTCGTACCCACGCCGGTATTACAGGTCCCTGAACTTTGTGAAAATAAAGAGGAATATGACGAAGAGGATCTCCGAGACGAGGATGATGAGCATCGAATCAAGCAGCTGCTTGCATACGATGATCATTGCCTCAGTAAGAATCCTTTTTTCCTATTCCCTTTCCCAGATGGGTATGCTCCCATACTGGATGATGATCCCGACCTTGTTTCGGTAAACACGTCTCTTGTTCGAGATCGTGTGTTTACTGATGGAGGTGGGTATTTGGAGCCCAAGAAAGTTTGGCGAGCTCCAAAACTGAAGAGTTTGAGACGTCTCTTGCGACGGACCAATACTTGGAGAGATTCTGAAATGGCCACAGCCCAGCAAATGAAAGAGACATATTCCTATGTTCCTGTAGTTCGCATGGATCTGTGGCCAGTCAACGTTGGGGATTTATCCCTAATTATTCAGAATGCCTTCCAAGAAATCGATCCGCCAAGTATCCCTCAAATTCTCCAGGAAACACAAATCATCACGTAAGCACCTCGCGAGAGGAGGTGCATCTTCCGCAGTAGCTTCACGGCGCGGAAGATTAGGACGTAAGTCCAGATCAATGAAGCGGATGTCGAAAGACGTCAGTCTCCCCGACAGAATTGAACAAGGAGTCCCTAACATCTGGAAGGGAATTCGAACACTGTTCAATTTTAAGCAAGGGGAGGCCCCACAGGAGGTCATCGGTGCCGTTCCTGCTGCGTATCAAACCATCTTGTCTAATCAGACATTCGATGGCCCCGAAATGCCAGTCCGCCATCCCACACTTGGGATGCAGGGTATATCGTTCAACGGCTCACAGTATCTGTGTGGAGTTCAAATCCCTCAAGATGCTGTCGGTGGACCTTATACCTCCGCGAACTATATTTTAGGGGGGGCGGGATTTCTTTTCTCCTCCCTTGTGATACCAGCAGATTCGACACGTGTTGGCAACAGTACCCTGGCTTTACAGTCGATTGCCGTGAATCCATGGCAACTGGGTGGCCGCGTGGCTTTCCGCACTTTTCAATACCAACGCTACCGCTACAACAGTTTGCGGTTACGTTTAGTGAGCACTTGTTCTGTCAACACGACAGGCACACTTGCTATCGGTTACGTAAAAGATTACGGAGAGCTTACGGCCACTTTCTACGGAGCAACTCCGCAGAATAACTTCCAGTTTGTCGCTGATCTTGTACCTTCCATCGCTACACCAAGTAACGTTGCACAGGCACAGATTACGATGAACTATGATGGCCCAGAGCTGTATTATATGGGTACTTCCTTGGATGGCGGGCGACCTTTGGCCCCCACCCAACCTGCAACAACCAACTGGGGAACAGCCGAAAACCGGCAAGATCAACAGGGTGGTTTCTTCCTATCGTACGATACAATGTTGTCGGCGTTCTTTACGCCGACATTCAACATGTATTTGGACTATGAGATTGAGGTTTATGACCCCCGTCCCACAGACCAGTCGGTTCCGGTGTCTCTTACAGAGACCGTTGCCGTTCAACACATGCTGAGGTTCATACGCGGGCAGAAAAATGGCCCTAATGCTCCCCCACTGGAGGTGGGTGGACCTCGTGACGACCCTGTCCTAGTCAAGCTGTTGGAAAAATTATTCCTAAGTCCAGATCCCAAAACCGAGGGTCTGACCTTCGCCATCAATGGCGCAGCTACTAGCACGTCAACGTCAAGAATCGCAGAACCAATTGCAAGTCGACCATTACCGGGGAAGAAGATCTCTTTTTCGGTGAGTCTTGATGAGGAAAAGGAGTAAGCCCCTTTACCTTCCAAGATTGATCGTAGTCTTTTGGAGTCTTGTTATGAGTACTTGTGGTTGAGGTTGGTGCAATGATCCGAACTATGAATTAGCCTTAGGGTACTAGCGTGTATACCACGTCTAGATATTCATAGTTGAGATCAAGTGGTTTTCATGATACGTTCTGTTAACCATAGTCGCCGGCCTTTTCACCAGACAGAAGTGTACTTCCCATTCGAAAAAAATAGGATGGGGAAGTATTCATAACCAACGAAATTAAGACGTTACGTGACGACGTTCACTAATAACAAAAAAACAAAAAACAAATACAAAGAAAAAAACAAGAAAAGACACAGGACACAGTCGCTGTAAGACTATAAATGACAGCGGGCGCAAACCCGATAGTTAATAGTATGCCTGATCAGCATACCTTATGACACCTGGACTTCATAACCGGACTGTTATGATAAGGGCTTGGGAACCTTACAAAAAGATCCCCGGGATTATCACCCCCGTACCCCAACCATGGCCTTCATCAAGGGCCTCCTGGAACCTCAAGCGCCACAAGATGAGTGGGCTGGTTTCCAGGTTACTGTAGACCGATCGTGGACCCGTTAGTTTAGTTTGATTGTTGGAATGCTTCCCTTATTCTTAGGGTGTATCCTGCTAGAGCCGCCTCGCAAAGGGGCTCGAAAGTCGAATTAGATAAGAAAATACGGTCGGGACGAGTAGCTTCCGTATAATGGGGTCGTTACCATTGAGTTGATTTGGGACATCGCTCGGTGGAGAGACGCCTTTGCATACGCACAGTAACCCAGGAACTACGCTCTCCTCTCCTTGTGTGAGAAGTGTGCACTGGATCAGAGATTCCGTTTTGGCGGCGGAGTCATGCTAGACCGCACACTAGAGTACCGGGTTGGACCGCTTGTCCAACGAGGCATAAAGCCTCTTTGAGTACTGAAATCCACTAAAATAAGTACAATATGCAGTTCTCAGTTAATGATTAAAGCGCCGTGGTAGGCAACAGCTGTCCAGGGACGTCGGTTTTATGTTGACGACACCTGCGCTTACAGTTAAGTAGGTACGATTGCTCCAAGCTAATTCTGGTTGAAATAAACCGTGATGCGAGGAAGCCCGTACTAACTACCTAGTTTTAATTATTAATGGAAAGAGACCCGATCTAGTTACGATTAGTTATGAGGACAAATTACCTTATAGCGTGACGTGGTTAGTGAACGATTGTTAAATATATTCATATGGGGCATTCCCCCTGTGTGACCGTGTTTGACATGACGAAATGGGTTGGCTACTATTTAGCCTGACTGCACCTGTACTTATTAGTGGATTTCGGTG